GCGATGCTAACTCTGTAACAGGCAGTAAACAGCAGATTTTCTATTATTGAATACATTTGTGGTAAATCCACGAAGAAACCTAGAAAATTCGAAGAGAGCAAAGCTATAGTAGAATGTAAGTACGGGAGAGAGAAGTTGCTACTACTTGCATATAGATTGTTAATTGAAAATTTTAATAAAAAATATAGTAAGCTAACGGTACAACAAAAGAACCTACTGCGTGAGTATATTAACAACGTATCGAATTCGGATACAATGAAGGATATACTTATAACCAATGCCAAAGTGGTGAGACAGAATATTACAAAGCTGCTACCAAAGGTCACCGATAGGGTGACAGTAATCAAACTGAAGGAGATTTATAAGCTAACAAAAAAGTATGACGATGTAAGACTAGTCAATGAAAATCATGTGTTAGCTATGTTAATGTATATGGAACTTATTAAAGAGCTAAAGAAATGTTAACAAAGAAGGAAAGAGCGGAATTGAGAGAGTATGTTAAGGATATCCAAAATGAGATGTCCGTATCAGCTAATGTAGCGTCATACTCTACACCAAAAGCGTTTAATAAAGATGAAGACGCCGAAGGATCAGAAGCTTCCGAGAAAGCAGATCCAGCAACAGCATATTACGAAAAGCCACCTAAAAGAGGTACAGCAAAGAGCTTTGATGTAATCTCTTTGAAGGAGGGATCATATAAAGAGTTTAAGAATGACCCATCGGCAACTCCGGTGCAAAAGGTCAACAAGTCAATTGCAGAAATTAATAGAAGGTTAGCTGAGGTGAATCATTTATTGGCACAAAGTATCCGTCTGAAGACAGAGTCGAATGTAGCATCAGGAGCCTACTGGAAAAAGACAACTAGAAACATTGCTAAGATTAATGAGAGAATGACTATAATAAGCAATAAACTCAAAAAACTAAGCGAATGAGGACGAGGGAGTTTAGAAATCTAATAAAGGAAGAAATACGCAGAGTATTGCATGAGGCTAAACAAGAGCAGGATTTAGCTAATGCATTAATACTTGCAGGGGAGGATGTAACGATCGAAGACATTGAGTTGGCAAGTAAGAGCAGTGGTACAAACAGCTACGATGTAACTCTCGACGGAGAGCCTTATCAGTTTGATGTAGACAGTTCGGGATTGGTTACCTTTTATGACGGCTCAGACACTATTGAGTTAGGTTATTTGAATAATCCAAGCGTAATTGCATCCAAGTACAGAAAAGCAAAAGGAGTATGAGTAAGAAGCTAATAGTTGACTTTGCAGGTGTGATCGAGTATACACCAGAGCAGCTGAATGAATCCATGCAGCAGAACAATGGTAAACTAATACTATCAGGACCACTGCAGCGATATGGATCGACCAATCAAAACGCTAGAATTTATCCAGAGGATGTGTTGAAGCGTGAGGCCATAAAATATAAAAAGTCATTCATTGCCGAAAGACGAGCTCTAGGTGAACTAGACCACCCAGAATCATCAGTAGTGAACTTATCAAACGTATCACACAATATGTTAGATTTGTGGTGGGATGGCAACACCCTAATGGGCAAATTAGAATTACTACCAACACCATCAGGCAATATTGCAAAGCAATTATTCCAAGCCGGTATCAAATTAGGCATTAGCTCTAGAGGGATGGGTAGTGTAAGAGAAATTGGTGAAGGTAAGGTTGAGGTACAAGATGACTATGAGATCGTGTGTTGGGACCTAGTATCTAATCCATCAACTCATGGTGCTTTTATGGATGGAGGTCAGATGAATGAGTCTTATAATGGACTGACTAGAAAGGCCGGCAAGTACGAAACAATTGATGGTTTAATTACAAATATAATAACACTGCTATGAAGAAGCTAATAGACATACTTAACGAATCTAACGTAAGATTAACAACCGAGCAAAAATCTGCTTTTCTTGAGGAGATCAAAGGCTTTAGTGCAATCTCCGAAGCTGTGTACAGAAACAGTCGTTTGAAAGAAGTTGCTAAGCAGCTGACCACTTTAGCTGAAAGGGCAGAGCAGGTAACCTTGTCGGAAACCGAAGAGTGGTTTGATCAAGTAACCGTCAAAAGAAACATGAAAGAATTAAAAAACGGTGCTAAAACCTTTAGTAAAACTGTAGAAGAAATAAATGTATTGCAACAGCGTTTGGAATCAATCTACGAAGAAATGGGGAGCACGCTAAATAGGTACTATGAGATCTAAGGAGCTTAAGGATTTAATTCGCAGAGAAATTGTAGCAGCACTTCGTGAGCAGAAGACTCCGGAAGAGATTACAGCTGATAAGGCTGACGTAACAGCAGCCCAGGCTCGTCTTAAAGACGCACAAGAGAAGTTGAAAAAGGCACAGACGAAAGCTGCAGCCAAAGAAGGTGCAATTAAATTAAAGGACTTATTAGAGCAGGAAGAGGAAGAGGATGCCGGAGCGAATCCATTTGCAGCAGGTGGTGAAAGAGGTGATAGCGAGAAGGAAGGGGAGGATGATGCAGCTGCAGAAAAGGGTGGAGAAGAGGATGCTGCAGCCGAGGAAGGTGGGGAAGAGGAGAAAGCCGAGCCAGATCCAGAAATGCCTAAGAAAGATGATATCACTGTAGATTTTAATATTAGCAGTGTTAAGCGATATAACAAAGACCAGCGATTCCGCGGATCTCAAGGCATTGTCAAAAAAGTAACAAAGGACGGAATGATGCTAACTGTAATTCCAGATGGTGTCGACATCTTTGTTAATTTTAACGACATAGAATAAAAAAATCATCAAAAGCTGCACTATTACAGCGCTTTTGGTAAGATAGGGTATATTTATACTTAAATGCATCATTTTGATATGATGCCATATTTAATTAAACCCTATTGTGGCTCAATAATAGCTGCAGACAATCCAAAACAATTATGGACAAACTTTTAAAGGAAGCAATCGCAGACGCTAAAGCAGTACGTGAGACCGCATTAGCAAATGCAAAGCTGGCATTAGAGGAAGCCTTTACACCAAAATTGCAATCGATGCTCTCAAAAAAGATTAGAGAGGAAGAGGAAATGGAGGAAGAAGAGGTGGAAGAGATGCCGGAAACAGCGCGTTTTAGAAAGCTCGCAAACATCTCCGAAGAGGACGATGAAATGGACATGGATATGGACATGGAAGATGAAACCGAAGAGAATTTCGAAGAAGAGGACTACAGCGACGAAGGTGGCGATATGGACTTCGAAGAGGAATCATCTGAGGAAGACACTGAAGAAGCTCCTGCTGAAGAAGAGGATCTAGATTTGGAAGCTATCATTCGTGAGCTAGAAGGCGAAGACGATGAAATGGCTGAAGAAGGAATGGATTACGAATCTGAAGAAGATGAGATGGCCGAAGAAGGAATGCACTCCGAAGAAGATGAAGACATCGACATCAATGAGCTTGTAAGAGCTTTGCGTGAAGAAGATTCTGAAGAAGAGGAAATGGCCGAAGAAGGCATGAAGCGTCGTAAGAAAAAGATGATGGAAGCTGATGACGAAGAAGAGTCCGAAAAAGACAAAGATCTTGAGGAAGCTTATGGAGTTATCAAGTTCTTGAGATCCAAAATCAACGAAGTGAATTTGCTTAACGCCAAATTACTTTATGTCAACAAAGTGTTCCGTGCTAAGAACCTAAGCGAAAGCCAAAAAGTTCAAGTAATCGAAACCTTCGACAGAGCTAGAAACGTGCGTGAAACAAAACTTATCTACGCAACAATCGCTGAATCGATTGCAAAACAGGCTCCTGCTAAAAACAAAGGAAAGCGTATAGTTGAGAATTTCTCATCTGCTCCAGTTAAAGGCACCAAGAGACCTATTTTAGAATCGAACAACCAAATTGCTAGGTTCCAAAAACTCGCAGGAATTAACAAAAACTTTTAATTAACCAAAAAACCAAGATCAAAATGGCAACAAACATTACAACTCAGCTACTTGGTTCTGCTAACCCATACAAAGATCGTATGTCGGAAGTTAAACCACTTATCAGTAAGTGGAAGAAATCCGGTCTGTTAGAAGGACTAAGAAGCGAAACTGAAGTCAACAGCATGGCTGTACTTCTAGAAAACCAAGCAAAACAGCTTGTAAAAGAAAACTCCATGACCGGTGCCGGTGCTAACGCAGGTGGCTATGAGCAATGGACTGGAGTAGCTCTACCTCTTATCAGAAGGGTATTTGCTGAAATCGCTGCTAAAGAATTCGTTTCTGTACAGCCGATGAACTTACCTTCTGGTCTAGTATTCTACTTGGATTACAAGTATTCTACTCAAAACCGTCCTGATGGTCGTAAAGGCTTCGACATAACTGGTAAAAATCAAGTAGGTACCTTACAAGGTATTACTGATACTACCGGAGATGCTTCTGATGGTCTTTATGGTGCTGGTCAGTTTGGCTATTCAATTAACCAAACCGGATCTGCATTCACTCTCCTAACCACTGGTTCAGCTACCTGGTCTACCTTCAACTATGATGGTAACTTTACCTCATCTTTTAGTACTTTCAAAACCGTCACTGTAACTACTGCATCAGTTTCAACTGATTACAGAAGCTTTGCAGACTTTGCTGGTGTAAGAGGCTTTGCAGTAAAATCAGGTTCTAGCTACTTGTCAGTGCTTCCAGCCTTTACTACTATCAACACCGCTAACAACTCAGTAACTTTCGTGTTTACTGGTTCAGCTGTAACTACTGGTTCATTTACTGGTGAAGTTGTTTATCAACGTCAACCAACCAATGACAACCGTGGTGATTTCGAAGCTAACAGATCTAATGACGATCTGAGCATTCCAGAAATCGACTTGGTAATGCGTTCTATTCCAATCACTGCCAAGACTCGTAAGTTGAAAGCAAGTTGGACTCCTGAGTTCGCTCAAGACTTGAATGCATATCACTCAATCGACGCTGAGGCTGAATTGACCTCTATGTTGTCTGAGTATGTATCAATGGAGATCGACCTCGAAATCCTTGATATGTTGATCCAAGATGCAGCTACTACTGAGTTTTGGTCAGCACAAGTTGGTCAAGAATGGAATGGATCTAACTTTGTACAGTCTGCCTTCAGTGGTCAGGCTTACGTACAAGGTACTTGGTTCCAAACTCTTGGTACCAAATTGCAAAAGGTATCTAACAAGATTCACCAAAAGACCCTTCGTGGTGGTGCTAACTTCCTAGTTTGCTCTCCTGATGTGGCTACTGTGATTGAATCAATCCCTGGATACGCTGCAGATACCGACGGTAACAGCATGAAGTTCGCTATGGGTGTACAAAAAGTAGGTGCTTTGAATAGCCGCTACCAAGTATACAAAAACCCATATATGCAGGAGAACACAATCCTGATGGGCTTTAGAGGAAATCAGTTCTTGGAAACTGGTGCAGTATATGCTCCTTACGTTCCATTGATGCTTACTCCTCTTGTGTACGACCCAGTTAACTTCCAGCCAAGACGTGGTGTAATGACTCGCTATGCCAAACTAACAGTTAGGCCCGAGTTTTACGGGAAAGTGTACGTTTCTGGCTTGCAAACTGTGTAAGAGTTCTACGGTACATTATAAGAAAGGCCCACTCAATCGAGTGGGCTTTTTTTTTGTTATCCCTACAACAGCACTGTTTTCTATTTTTGTAACTATTTATATACATGAGTGACAGAGCAATCAATGCGTATGTGAGACCCGAAAATGCCTTTGCAACAATAAAGGAGTGGGAAACCATAGCAAAAGCGATGTTGCTTCTACAGAAAAGAGGCATTGATACAAGAGGTGGGGTGCTGGATGAAAATCCAAAACTAGCATCTATCATCAATAGATGGTTTAGTTATCAACTACACATCGAGACCGAGTACTATGATTTACTGACTAAGCGCAATGTGTTGGATTTCATAGAGGACTTCATCAATCACAAGGTGTGGGGATTAGCACGAGAGTTTGGCTCCTACTTCTATAACGATAAAACAGATGCCAGCTTTGCTAATAATGTAAAGATCGCATACTTCTATTCCAGAGGTGATATGGAACCATATGTATTACTCGATGACACCTTCGTAGGCAGCCTGTACGGCACTACAGAGCACAAAGTAGTATCAATGCACTGGACAACACCGCAAGGACTTAAAAATATAGAAAGTGCAATTAACACACAAGATCCATACGCAATAAGCACCTTCACAAAACAATGGAAGCAGTTTTTCAGACCACAGAGTACAACATTAGTTAAACTAGAAGGTAATCTGAGAGGAGCATTTAAGAGTGATGTAAAGAGCATTCCAACAGACAAGGGCAACAAAGCTGTGAATATGTATAGATTAGCATACCCAGGAAGGCAGTCAAATATGTGTTTAGATGTAGATCACTGCACTGGAGGAGCTACAAGTTTGTGGAATGAGTTAATTATAAAACCAACTAGAATACTAGGATACAAAGACATAAAAAGATACGAATAACAATTAAACCCTTAATTATGGCAGATAGAGTAGATTTACACGTACACCCTTATGGACTAGGTGGTGGTACTTACCTCAGCGGATCAGTAACAATCGCATGCGATGGTTTCATGTATTACCCACTAACAGCAAGCTCGGCTAAGCTGGTTATGGCTGGAAGTATTGTAAGTGGTAGTTCGGTGAGTTCATCAGCATGGACTGCTGGAATTCCAATCTATGGACCGATTACCCAAGTAACACAAAGCTCAGGAATAGCTTTTGTTTACAATGGCATAACTTCGAATCCATACACTTTCTAATAATAAAAACCCAAGTTTATGAGCACAATACAGCCATCTTCCGCAGCTAAGCGGAAGCCTAAAGGACCTATTAAGTTTAACATCCAACTTAATGAGGAGCAAAAAGAAGCAAAGGATGTGATCATGGCAAACGATATAACCGTATTGCGCGGTCAAGCTGGTTCAGGGAAAACACTTTTAGCATGCCAAGTTGCTTTGGATATGTTATTCAAAAGAGATTTGGAAAAGATTGTTATCACAAGACCTACAGTAGCAAAGGAAGAGATAGGCTTCTTACCAGGAAACATGAAAGATAAGTTAGATCCATGGTTAGCACCAATTTATGCAAACCTTTATATGCTATATAGTAAGGATAAGGTTGACAAGTTATTAGAGGAAGGTATAATTGAAATATTACCTTTTGCTTTTATGCGTGGTCGTACTCTGATGGATACCTTTGTTATTGTCGATGAAGCACAAAACGTAACTCACAATCAGATGGAAATGGTCATCGGTCGTTTAGGTATAAACTCAAAAATGGTAATTTGTGGTGACGTATCCCAGATTGACCTTAAAAGTAAAAAAGAATCAGGGTTTGGCTTTTTGAACACAGTTGCAGCCAGCGTTAAGGGATTTGCGATATTTACGCTCAAGAAAAACCACAGACACAAAATAGTACCAGAAATTTTGGAAATCTATAAGAATTACACAGACTAGGCATATATATAAGAAAATGGCAGCTGGAAAATTTTCATTCACAATCGAGCAGGGATCAACACTAAGCTTCGAATTGCAGTATAAGGACGCAAGTGGAGATCCAATTAACCTTTCCGCATATTCCGGAAGAATGCAGTTAAGAGAAGCAGTTGATTCCAGCACAGTATTAATTGCCCTATCGAGCTCTAGAGCTGCAGATGGTACAGGATTAAATTTTAGCGGATCAAACGGAGTAACACCACCTGCATCTGGATCTATAGGTGTATATATATCAGCAGCATCCTCCTCAGCGCTAACATTTAACGAAGCAGTTTATGATTTGGAAATTGTATCAGGTTCTACGGTTACAAGAATACTTGAAGGTAAGGTAAGACTTTCTAAGGAAGTAACTCGATAAATGAGCAACAGAGTCAATATATCACAGGCAGCAAATGATGTCAACATTTTAACTAGTGATAATGCAATCTCAATAACAAGCGAAGCATTAAACACGACGGTTGAAGTTACCCAGCCTGTAACGAGTGTTGTGCACATATTAACAGGACCCGCAGGACCTTCAGGCCCATCAGGACCTGTAGGCCCAACTGGAGCGGGAATCTTCAGCGAAAAAATACAAGGTAGCGATCTCTTTTTCACAACATCATCTCTCGAACTTACTGGTTCCTTTACGGTAGGTAACAACTATGCTGACATATTCCTTGTAAAAAATAGCATCGGTGAATTGATACTAAAAGTGACACAAAGCGGTTATATAGTATTGGCTACTCAGTCCGTGGAGTTAACTAATCCAGCACCACTAGGAGCTATCTATTTCACATCGAGCTCATTCTTTGTTGGATTGGATTAATATCACATATTGACGGAGTTTTAGCAATAACGTGAATACTTATATAAAGAACAAAAATAATAAAATTGGAGTAATATGGCATCTTGGAAAAAGGTAATAGTATCAGGCTCGGTAGCCCAACTAGCAGCCGTATCGGCTAGTATTGGATTTAGTGGATCGTTTTTTGGTGATGGATCTGGTCTTAGTGGTGTAGCTGGATCGTTTCCAGCAACTCCCCTAGGTGGTTCTTCCCTGCAGACAACTAAGTTCTTTGTCAATGATGGAGCTAGTAAATTTGTATCCGGATCACAAGTTGCTAATTATGTTTACTCCGGAGTTTCTGGAGATGCTACCATTGCCGCTGGCGGTGCATTGACAATTGGTGCTAATGCTGTTGAGGGCTCAATGCTAAATTCAAATGTAGCTGATGGTACAACAACCCAACTTACTGGTAACCAGTTAGTCGTACTAAAGGTTCCTAATGCACTAACAGCAGGATCAGGTTTGCTTTCTGGAGGCACCTTTGATGGAGCAGCTGCAAGAACCTTCTCTGTTGACTCCGGCTCATTCCTACCATACATTTCCGGAGCTGTATTTAGCACTGTCAGTGGTGATATTACAGTCACTAGCGCAGGAGTGGCAGCAATTGGTACTGGTGTTATTGTCAATGCAGACGTTAATGCAAGTGCAGCAATTGCTTACACTAAGTTGGATTTCGCAGGATCATCTCATGTATCAGCATCATCGCTTTCTCCAGGAGCCCAGGGCGAGGTAGCAATTACAGTTAATGGTGTTGCTCAGACTGCAGTTGATTTGGGGTTACAAACAACAGATTCACCGAGCTTTGCAGGTGTAACTGCCGATAACATTCGGATCGGTATTACTGGTGCAAATGAAATTGATACAACTTCAGGCAACCTAACAATCGATTCAGCAGGAGGTTTAGTAACAATCGATGATAATCTAAGTGTTACTGGAAACGCAACTATTAGCGGAGATCTAATTGTATCCGGTACAGCATCCTTCCAAAACACTCAAAATCTATTAGTAGCAGATAGATTTGCACTATTTGCATCTGGATCTGTTGCAACCGGAGACGGTGGTATTGTTATACAACAAGCAACACAAAACGTAGGTGAATTGTTTGGATACGATAGTGGTGCAGGTCGATGGGCGTATACATCATCTTTTAGCGCAAATAGCTCAACATTTACTCCAGCAGCATATGCAGGTGTAGTTGAGTTTACAGCAGGAAATCCATCAGTTGATCCATTATATGGCGGATCATCGAACGGATATGGTACTATATTTGTAAACACATCTAATGGAGATATTTTTATCTATTCGTAAATTAATTAAAGGGTTGTATATGGGATTAGTTGCACAGAATATACGGACGCAGAATGAAGCTACTATTAGTGGAGCACAGGATAGCGATCTAACTCCACAAGAACTGGAAGCACTACTTAGGTTGATAAAAAAGACCACGTTCGTTGGAGAAGACGTAGAAATGGTGTATACTTTAGTAGTAAAACTGCAAAAGCAATACTTACAAAAAACCAAATAGCAAATAATATGTACGATGTTACAATGACCCTTGACGACTTACTATTCATAAGGCAGTCGCTAGATGCAGTGAATATCCAAGGAAAGAATGCAAAGTTTGTATCCCAACTCCAGACAAAGATTGAAGCGGAGATTGATGAAATCAAAACACATATGGAATCCGAGGAACGGGCAAAATTAATAGCACTAGCCCAGGTTGCAGAGCCCGCTTCAAAGAAAAAGTAACATACTTATGAGTAAGCTGTTGGCCTTAATAAGGAAGTGGGCTCATACACGGCATAGTGTGTGTAACCAACCGCAGCTGCAACTATATAAAAAGACTGTATGCCAAATTGGAAGAAAATTATTACAAGCGGCTCGGACGCTGCACTGAATTCACTAAACATATCTGCAGCACTAACTGCCAGCGGTAACATATATCCGACAGGATCTGGCATCGATCGCCAAGTACTTAAAACAGACGGACTAGGTAACATAGTATTTGGATATTCGGAAGAGATTGTAGCAGTAGTTAAGAATGTGTCAGGAGGAACCCTAGCCAAAGGCACACCAGTACACGCAACAGCATCTGGAACGTCTGGGAACATTGTAGGAATTATTGCAGCTTCTGCATCCGATGCAACTACAATGCCTGCAACATTTGTGTTGAACGAAACCCTGGCTGATGAAGCTGAAGGAGAAGCCCTAGCTCTTGGTTTTATACAAGGTGTTAATACCTCAACGTTTGAGGCTGGGCAGATTGTCTATGTTGGCCCAAATGGTGGTTATGTTGGAGCTAAGCCGACTGGAAGCAGTCTGATACAAAATTTAGGCATTGTTACTAGGGTTCATGCGGTGAACGGTTCTGGTTATATTCTAGGATCCGGCAGGTCAAATGATGTACCAAACATAGAAGAAGGATATCTGTGGATCGGTAATTCGAGCAGCGTAGCAACACCTACAGCGACGTCATCTATACGGAATGTTATTAGCTCCTCTTTTGCTCAAACAGCCTCATTAGCTCCAAACTATGTTTTAACTAGCGTAACTAGTTCAATGTTAGCACCTTACGTTCTAACATCACAAACCTCATCAATGTCAGTGGCTTCTGCTTCAGTTGCTACTTCAGCCTCTTATGCTTTAACAGCTTCATTTGCTTTGAATGCTGGGGGTGGTGGATCATCATTCCCTTACACTGGCTCAGCGATCATATCAGGTAGTTTAACTGTAACTGGAAGTACTAACATACAAGGAGCTTTAGGTATATCTCGAGCATTAATGGAGAGAGCAGAAATAACAGTATCTGCATCAGGAGTATATACAATATATTCAGCCCCAACATCTTCATGTAGAGGCATATTTGCTGATTATACTTTAATATCAACTAATCCAGGAGGTAATGCTCGAGCAGGTAATATAATGTCTATAGTATCAGGTTCTCAAGTTAGATATACTGAAACTAGAACTTCAGACATTGGTAGCACCGCTGCTATAAATGTACAAGTGGATTTAAGCGGAGGAAACCTAAATTTAGAATTGAGTGTTGGAACAATATCAACAACTTGGAATCTTGTATCACTTGTAAGAACAATATAATATGGCTGGAGAATTAATTATACCAAATGGAGTAGTAGTATCAGGAAGTATGGACTTGTCTTTAAATCCATCAACATCTTCCATGGCTGAAGGTACCACTACAAATGCTTTGTCAATACCTGCATATCAAATTGAATTTGACTACGATCAACTTGAAGGAACTTTTGATACTATTCAAACTGGCTCATTAAATGTACAAGGAAGTATAAATTTTAATAATAGCACTGGTGTGCGAGTATTCCCAACATCTTCTGGGGCACCTTCGTTTACTGGGGCAGATGGGCAATTTGTTTTTAGTACAATATCAGGTAATTACTTTATCTATGTGTGGTTGAATGGTGGATGGAGAAGAGCTACCTTAACTACTTAATATTATTAAATTTATGATACGATTTAAACAGAAAAAACCAAATCTGGCTTTTACTCCAAATAAAATAATAAATTATATTTGGTATCAACCAGCCCCTAATCAATTTGTGGGATTACTTGACACCTACCCCGGTGCATCAGTAGCTTATTCCCTTAGATTATTAAGCAGCACTTATGCTGGTTCTGCAATTAGGGTAAGAAGGTCAAGCGATAATACTGAGCAGAACATTGGGTTTAGTTCAGGAGAGTTAGATACTGCCGCCTTACTAAGTTTTTGCGGTGCGGGAAATGGTTTTGTTACTACATTCTACGACCAAAGCGGTAACGCAAAGAACAGTGTACAAACTTCCGCAGGCTCACAGCCAAGAATTGTTTTGTCAGGAAGCTTGGAAACATTAAATTCAAAACCTACAATAAATTACATTTCAGCTACGGCAACGGGTACACCTTTACAAAATGTAACTGCACAAAGCATTTTTACTGTTGCTCAGGTAAATAGTTATAGTTCGCTTCAATCGCTTGTTTCCTTTGATGGGTCCCAATACGGCCCTTGGATTCGCTCTTATAGCCCGAATTATTGGAGAACACCGAATACAGCACCAACAGATACCTTTGATTTCACACATTCAAGTAATATGTACTTTAACGGCAACCTACATACAACAGCAAACAGCTTTTTAAACCCACACATTTTATCATCTTTTGGGTTATCAGCGATTACTAAAAAGTTTGGCATAAGCGACGTTACTTCTCTTGGAAGGTGGTTTATAGGTAAAATGTCCGAGTGTATCGTATATCCAACCAGCCAACAATCAGGATTTAAATCAGGAATCGAATCAAACATGAGTTCACATTATTCAATTACATTATGACAATTTTAGGATATAAATACTTAGTTGAAGCTGACGCTCAACAAGCAAGAAAACAATGTGCTGATTATTACGGATTACCTAAAGCTCCTGATGATGTGACACAATATTGGGTTAATTATCGAATAGCAGAATTAAATGAACCAAAATTTTGGTTTATTGAGTACGATGAAACAATACTAAATATACTAGGGCAACCTATTGAATTTAACCTAGTAGAACCATCAATATGAGGTTGTGAGCCAAAACCACAACCTGATCCATTTTTATAAAAATAAATTTGGCTATTAAGAAAATTATAGTTATATTTATATATGAGTAATTCAATTAATGTTTAACAATTAAAAACAGGTAGTATGAAACAGATCATGTTTGTTTTTGCTGTAGTTGCCTTAATGGCTTCTTGCAGCATCGGTGCAAACTCTGAGGAGACACAATCTGATTCTACTGTACAAGTAGTCGACACAGTTGCTGTGGTTGACACTTTGCAAGTAGAGGAAGTGGTTGCTGAGTAATCAAGAGTGAAAGAAAGAATGAGAAAGGGGGCTAATTAGTCCCCTTTTTTATTTACTACGAGATATTTATAGGAAAACCACTAGATGAATATTCCAATTTGGCCTGGTTCCAGTTCATTCTTTCCTGGGGATACCCCCTTTGGAGAATATGACTACGATTATGAGTTTCAACAAATAGCAGATAAGACTGCAATCTGGTGTGCACAAAGACTTGGATATCCGATTATGGATGTAGAGCTGCAAGCAAGGCATTTTTATATGTGCTTTGAAGAGGCAACTACAGAGTTCGCAAATCAGGTAAATATGTACAATGCAAGAGATTATATGCTTATTGCACAAGGTACAACTTCCTCGATTGATATGACCCAAAAGACTGTAAAGACGAGTCTGGGCAGATTAATCAGCATGGCCAGGAACTACGGCACAGAAGCCGGCTCTGGCGGTAATGTTGATGTAAAAAAGGGGTATGTAACTTCATCACTTAACCAACAAGAATACGACTTAGCTGAGTGGGCTGATGCTAATGAGAGTGGTAGCGAAATTGAGATTAGAAGAGTGTACTATGAAGCACCTCCGGCAATCACGAGATACTTCGATCCCTTTGTAGGTACCGGATATGGTTCACAGCAGCTCTTGGATTCTTTTGGTTGGGGAGCATACTCACCATCAATCAACTTTATGCTAATGCCACTTTATGCAGATGCACTAAGGATTCAGATGATCGAGATAAATGACGAGATGAGAAAGTCTGCATATAGCTTTGAGATCAAAAATAACAAACTAAGAATATTTCCAATACCATACGGAACCTACCTACCTAACATTTGGTTTGATTATATTGTAGTAAAAGATAGAGATAATCCAATACAACATGAAAATGGTAGCTACATATCCGATATCTCAAATATTCCATATTCCAACATACAATATAGCAAAATTAATGCAATTGGAAAGAGGTGGATACAAAAATACACATTAGCTCTTGCAAAAGAAGTGTTGGGTGATGTTAGAGGTAAATACACAACTGTACCAATACCAGGAAACGAAGTAACCTTAAATGGAGTTGATCTTGTAGCTCAGGGCAGAGAAGAGCAGACACAGCTACGAGAAGAGCTGACACTCACCTTAGAAGAGCTATCCAGAAAGGGACAGATGCTAAGAGAAAGCGAAATAGCAGTAGCAATGCAAACACAGCTCGCAAAGGTACCACTTAAAATATATATTAAGTAATGGCACTGTTTGGATCATCCAGAGATATTAGCATGTTTAGGCATATTAATAAGGAACTGATTAATGATATCATTTCTCAAGAGATTGACTATTACCAACTAGCACTAAAGGAGACAGATCTAAACGTATATGGAGAAGCACCAGGTGGCAAGACCTACTTTCCAGCAGTACGAATAGCGTGTTTGATTAGCAGAGATGACCAAACCTGGACAGTAGATGACCAGTTTGGACCAAATGTAACTCAAACAATCCAACTACAGTTCTTCAGAGACATTTTAACAGATGCGAATTTGGTACCAATTGTTGGGGATATCGTTAATTGGAACGGACATTACTGGGAACTTGATAGTATAGTTGAGAATCAGTTATTTGCAGGAAAGGACCCCGACTACAATAAAACAGTAGGTACAGAGTTTGGATCTAGCATATCAATCTTATGTGGAGCACATTACACTAAGATTACCCAAGTACAAATTGAAAACGCAAGAGGCGGAGTATGAGTGAATTAAGACCATCGCCTAGATCGCAAAGGCAAATTATAACACAAACATCTCAGAATGAGGAGGTTAGTGAGCCTATGTACAGTCGTGCAAACGATATTAGAAGAGATGATGATACTGTAAAAGATTTTGCAAGTGGGCTTATTGATATTGACAGTGCAATCAAATACTACTTTGATAACGTAGTTCAGCCAGAGGTTGTAGAAAACGGTACAAAGGTTATCGTACCGAGTATGTACGGTTCTTCTGAAAAGTGGAAAGCAGTTGAGTCTGATGGATATTTAAGAGATAAGAATAGTAAGATACAAGCACCACTTATTGTGTACAAAAGAACAGCGATAACAAAGCTGAGAGAGCTTACAAACAAAGTGGATGGTAATTTTCCACAAGTATATATAAATCAACCAATCCGATGGTCTCCTAAAAACAAATACGATCAATTCTCACGTCTAACTGGGCAAAAGCCAGTTGTTGAGTATATCAACGTAATTGCTCCAGACTACGTCAATCTCACCTATGATGTAGTTGTTTGGACCAACTACTTGGAGCAAATGAATAAAATAATTGAATCTGTTATATACACAGAGGGTAGTTATTGGGGCGAGGTGAATAGATTTAGCTTCAGAGCTACCATAAACGATTATACAAGCACAACGGATGTACTTGATACAGATGATAGAATAGTTCGCACAACCTTCCAGATCAGCTTATTGGGACATATTATAACAGACAGCTTAGCAAAAGCCATTGCCGAGAAACTATCTGGTAAAACAGTATCTATCAGAAAAATACAAACAGATAATAACACAGAATAGCATGAGATGGATTAGCCCAGCTATAATAGTAGGATTACTAGTGTATATACTGTATATGCACTCCTGTAAGCAACTCAATTGCCCAGAAATAGTATCCACCTCAGATACAAATAGAATAACAGTTATAGACACCTTGTACTTCAATAATGGTCCAACGAAAACAAAAGGAAGTAAGCCGGTGGCCTTAGGTCCAGTTACAGATGAAGAGCCAGTTGATTCGGAGCTTATAGCTACTAGGTGTGATAGCACTTATAGATACTCACAGCAGTACGAGGACAGCCTAATTGCTGGTACTTTATATGCAAACGTAAGAGGAACCTTACTCAGCAGTACTTTAGAGTACACACCTAAGTTTCCCAAGTATATAAACAGAACCGATTCAATAACAATTACAAACACAAACACAGTGATTGAAAAAATATACACACGACCATACGGCTTTATCGTAGGTGGGGGACTAGTTATAGATAGGACCTCACAAATGAGTTTTGCACTTGATGTTGGGATACAGTTGAAGCAAGGTGTTGATATAACCTACAGATACGACCCAATCAGAGCACAGCATGGTTTGGGTGCTACATATACATTCCAATTTAAACCTAAAAAGTAGTTATGGAGCAGAAATTTACACAAGAAGAACTAGACTCGATTAAAAAGATTCAAACAAGATATCAGTCTTTAGGAATATCTCTAGTGCAATTAGAGATTTTAAAGAAGTCAATACATGCTGAGTTAGATAAAGTAAAAGACTCGGAAGAAAAGGTAAAAGAAGAAGTGGCGAAGACCAGCGAAGAAGAAGAGCAATTATCAAAAGCACTATCTGAAAAGTATGGAGTAGGTACTTTGGATCTACAAAGTGGCGTTTTTAAGCCGCAGAACTAACGGTTTTGAGAAAGTTACGGATATTTATATTAAAATAAATCCGTTTAAACAATGGCAGAACAAATTGTATCACCGGGCGTTTTCACAAATGAAAATGACCTATCATTTTTACCAACAGGCATTGCTGCACTTGGCGCAGCTATCGTTGGACCAACTTTAAAAGGACCAGCCTTTATACCAACTATAATTAGCAACTACAATGACTTTGTAGCGCAGTTTGGGGACTTGTATGAAGAAAGCTACGTACCTTTTGCTGTTAGAAACTACCTAAGAAATGCATCAACTGTGACTGTAGTTAGAGTACTTGCAGAAGGTGGATACAGCTTTAGCAACTACACAGCAATCGTAGTAAGTGGTTCAACTGGCCAGTTTACAGTAGGTGCAATCTTACCAACTACTACTGTAGGTTTTTCAACTGGAAACAACTTTAATAAAGCAGCAATCACACCATCAACCGTATCGGTAACTGGTTCTTTTGCAATCACACTATCTGGATCTGGAATTACCGGACAGACAGTATCAGCCTCAGTACAGCCAACTAGCAACATTAATCTTAATACGGTATTTGGTGAATCACCGAAAGGAGCCAAGAAGGGGTATATGTATGTGTTGTTTGATAGCTTTCTAACAGACACCAATCTAACCTCATCATTTGTACTTGCTGTAACTGGAAGCAATATCAACTTATCAGGTAGCACCTTCGGAGCATACTCAGCAGCTGCTACACCTTATATAACTTCACAACTAATCCCAGGCCAAGACCCAGCTGAGTTGTTTAGCTTTTACACAACTGGTGATGGTCAAGATACAAACACAGCAGTTAAAGTATCGATCATAAACAACAACCTACCTGGAACCATTGGAGGAACCAATTATGGTACATTCTCTATCTTCGTAAGGCAATATACAGACACAGATCAAAGACCAGTAGTACTTGAATCATTTACGAACTGCAACTTAGATCCAAATTCACCAGACTATATCGCAAGAAGAATTGGTGATCAGTATTACACCGTTAATGCAGACTTTGACGTCGTAACCAACGGTAATTACAGAAACATTTCCAAGTATGTTAGAGTTGAGATGAATGCAAACGTAGATAACGGCTCTGCTCCTGCAAGCTACTATCCATTTGGATTCGAATCATTCCTACAGCCAATCCCAGTACCACAACCACTGCCAACTATGTCTTTGGTAACTCAGTTTACCGAAATTAACGGTAATTATAGCCCCAAAGCATACTACGGTGTAAATTACAGCAACACAGACAACGCAAACTACTTCCAACCATTGGCAAGTGGATCTGTAGCTGGAAACAACGTAAACTTCAATCTCGATTCTAGCTTAGTACACCCATCGGCATCTTTATCAGATCCAAATAGCGTACTTGCAGGTTCTAGAATTATCTCAGCAAGTACCTTTAGTGGTGTTGACGTATCTACTTTCTTGAAATTCACTGTAGGTTTCCAAGGTGGATTTGACGGAGCAGATCCAGCAGTCCCAAAATTTGTTGGTTCAAACATAACAGCAACTAACTTGTTTGGATTGAACCTAAGCAGCCTTAGTGCGCCAGGTGGAGTGGCTTATAATAAAGCACTCAACATTATATCTAACGCAGATCAATTTGACATTAACTTACTTGTAGCCCCAGGTGTGACTTTTGAAAAGCATTTGGCTGTGGCAAATCAAATGATCGAAGTAGCAGAGGATAGAGGAGACACCTTCGCAATTATCGACCCAGTAGTACAAGGTAGTACTTTGGCTGGAGCAATTGCAGCGGTAGATGGTTTGAATACAAGCTATGCAGCAACTTACTGGCCTTGGGTTAAAATACTTAATCCAAACACCAACAAACCAACCTATGTACCACCATCAGTAGTCGTACCACAAGTAATCGCATTTAGCGACTCAGTATCAAATGAGTGGTTTGCACCAGCTGGTTTAAACAGAGGTGGCATTGGATCAGCAGTAGACGTAGAGTATAAACTTTCTAAATCAAAAAGAGATTCGCTTTACCAAGCAAATATCAATCCAATTGCAACCTTCCCTAACCAAGGAATCTGTATTTGGGGTCAGAAAACATTACAATCAACTTCATCTGCACTTGATAGAATCAACGTAAGAAGACTGTTAATAGCATTGAAGAAGTTTATTGCATCGTCTTCAAGGTATCTAACCTTTGATAATAACACCGATGAAACCCGTCAGAAGTTTATCAGCGTAGTGACTCCATACTTGCAATCAGTACAACAGCGTCAAGGTATCTATGCGTTCAGAGTTGTAATGGACGAAACAAACAACACTCCTGATGTAATTGATAGAAATATTATGTACGGACAGATTTACATTCAACCAGCAAGAGCTGCTGAATTTATCGTACTTGATTTCAATATCTTACCTACGGGTGCTAGTTTTGATAACGTATAAATTTAAAACGCAGATACTTATAATAAAAGATAGACTATGGCAAATCTAGTAGCAGCAGACGAAATGTTCTTTAAGAATTACGAACCGAAGATGAAGAATCGCTTCATCATGCGGATGGGTGATACAGGCATTCCGTCATTCCTTATAAACAAGGTATCTCGTCCAAACCTTGAGTGTGGTGAGGTAGTTATCGATCACATCAACATTATCCGTAAATTGAAAGGAAAATGTAAGTGGGCAGATATTACAATGACCTTATATGATCCAATCGTACCATCAGGTGCTCAGGCAGTAATGCAGTGGGTAAGAACTTCTCACGAATCTGTAACTGGTCGTGATGGATACTTGGACTTCTACAAAAAAGACCTTGAAATTGACGTACTAGGTCCAGTAGGAGATAAGATCGAAAAGTGGTCCATTAAGGGTGCATTTGTCAAAACAGCCAACTTCAACGACTTAGCATGGTCAGAAGGTGAAGCATTCACAACTATCGACCTTACACTGGGTGTTGATTATTGTGTACTTGAGTATTGATTTATTAATTTAATTAAGAGACCGGCTTCGGCCGGTTTTTCTTTTTCCCGACTATTTATAGGAAACACTTAAATCTATATTGTTATGTCAGACATTGTTAACGACGAGTACCCAAACAAGCAAGTTATTTCAAACGATCAACTTAAAGCACAATTAATGGCTGAGCACACTAGCCCAGCTAAAAACGACTTTCCAACAGAGGTAATTACCTTACCATCCAGAGGACAGTTTTACCCAGAAGGGCATCCATTAGCCTCCGGTCAGATTGAAATGAAGCATATGACAGCTAAGGAGGAGGATATCTTATCATCTACAAACCTAATTAAACAAGGTGTAGTAATCGATAAGCTATTGCAATCGCTAATTGTAACAAAGGTAAACTACAATGATCTGTTACTTTGCGATAAGAATGCAGTATTTGTAGCAGCAAGGGTACTTGCTTATGGTCCAGACTATGAGGTAGAAATTACATGCCCAAGTTGTGGACAAGTTAGCAAGCACGTTGTTGATTTGCAGGACTTTGGTGAGAAGTTAATTGATTTTGATTTACTACCTAAGCACACAAATAGATTCAATTATACGTTCCCAATTGGCAAAAAGAGCATAGAATTTAAAATGCTGACACATGGTGATGAAAGTAGCATTGTTGAGGATGTTAAGAGGTATAAAAAGCTATCAAAGCTCTCTACAAGCTCTCCAGCCTTATCTACAGCCTGACCTAGTAGGAAGGCTCCAAGTACTTTAGGATCATTACCTATCGCTCTTGCCGTTGCTAATGCTTTTCCTAAACCCTTTGTGTATTTCTCTGTCTCTTCTCGTATTTCTGAAAGAGTTGCCGCTGTCTCACTTAAAAGCTCTTTCTTCTTTTCTATGAGATCAACTTCTTCTTGATCCTTTAGTAACTTTTTTATCGATATATCATAGCTTGCTTTTGTTATTGCTCCTAACTCCAATGCTGCTTTAAGCTGCAGCAGCTGCTCAGCATACGAATCTTTTAAGCCTGTCTCATACATCAATTCGGCTTTGGCAAGATCAGCTGTTGCTTGAACCCTACCTCTTACAATGTCTAGTTGACCATCTTCAAGATTTGCCAGTACTTTTTTTGTTGCTAAGATCTCTCTTTCTGTTGCAGCAACTAAGGTGAGTTTGCCAGAGGTAGTTACCTGATACCGGACTCCTTCTTCCAATCTCTTAGTTATACCGGTCTGCAGCCTGGTTTGGTGTCCATACGCCCGATTAATTTCATCGATTTGAACCGCTTGCATTCCAATAGACTTACCATAAGCTAGATTAGATGCATACAGCTCCTTTAGAGTTTTTTTTTCCTCTAATAAAGATTTTAGGCGTTTCTCTAAACTATCTTCTGCTTCCATTGGTACTTTATCTTATTATATGCGCTTTGCTTTGACGTTTGCCAAAGCTTTTAAAAAGTCCCTATCCCTTCCCATTAACCCATAGATTTTATTTTCAAAATCCTTCTGATTTATTCCGGCCTCCCTTGCTATTCTTTGTAGTTTAGGGTCTGATTTCATTGCCTGGATAAGGTATCCTGCTCTTCTGTCAATTATACCTTTACCCACCTTACTAACACCACTAGCCAACCAGTCTAAGAAAGTCTCCTTCAACTGTTGATCACTTTCGTCATCATTAGTTTTGTTTTTAATGTCCCTAGCCGTTTTTTTGAATTCATCGCTGTCCATCGCAGCCACATACTGGTAATCCTTCTTTTTGCTCAGGGCTGCATCCAGTGCTGTTACTATTTTATCAACAACCCACTCAGCATCTGCTTCTTTATTTTCCTTAACTACCTTTTTTATGTAACGGCGTATTTCTTCACGCAATATTTGCTCACTAGGTTTCATATAGCGGTTTTCCTATAAATATCACCTTTTTCGAAATCTATTGCTTTGTGAGTTAATTTTATCCACTTCAGCATCCTGTCTTTCTTTTTCCTTCTGCTTAACATCTACCAGCTTACGATAGTAATAGTTTCGCAGAAAGACCGGCATGTTATAGAGTTCGGTGAAATTGAACCCCATATTGCCATAATACATCAAATCAAAGAGTTGGTCGTAAATTTGGGGGCGGTAATTAGGCCCCAACCCAAAAAAAATTAACATTGATGGGCATCCCCATCTTTTCGTTAACATGATCACAATGCGGACACTCAAAGGTAAAGGTATAATCGACAGAAGAGCAGGATACCTTACCCAGGCAATGAAGTATGATCCAAAGCTGCAAAGAATGGCAAAGGATGCTGGACTAAGTCCAAGAGACTTCGAAGGCAGGGTATATGATATGATGAAAAGGGATAATAAGTTCCTAAAAGCCCTCATAACACAAAGAGCTAAATATATCTAAGATAGATGGTCGATCCAAGTCTAATAGAAGAAATCAAAAAGGCAATACAGAAAGCGCTCAAGGATGCGTTTAAGAGTGGGCACATTGATGGTGCTACCTACGGAAAAAACTTTGCTAGTGGTATGAGTAGCTCGCTGAAGGAGGCCGAAGAAGATGGCGGGGAAGCGCTTAGGCAAGGACGAGCAGATAAGGAGCGGTTGGAAGTTATGACCAAAACAGGCCTTACAGGCACGTTAGCAGAGCATGCGCGGTTACTGAAATCTGAAGGCAGACTGACAGATGAGATGATGGAGAAGCTGAAGGTACAGCAGCATGAACTAGATCACATAGAGGAGCAGAACGAACTTACGAGGGAAATAGCAGCACATACTCTGGAAATTCGAGAAGAGGCAGAGGCATATACAAAGAGTTTAGGAAAAGCATTAGCAACGGCAAGAGCGATAGGTAATGATTCTAAGGTCTTCGGAGCATACCTATTAACTCAAATGGTAGAGCATTTGGGACATATAAATCACCAGATGCACGAAATGGTTGAGACGGGAATGCAAGCCGGAGAAGCGATCAAAATAATGAGAGAGGATTTCTCTATGATGAGTGTGCTGGGACTTACTAAGGTCAACGAGGTCAGCAAGGCTATGGTTGCAAACTTTGGCACAGCAAATGCGCTAACATCGGAGCAGAGAGATGCCGTAGGTGAGATGGCGTATACTTATGGCCTGGCTGGAGATGAAGCAGCTAATCTTACCATGGCAATAAGTCGTATGCCTGGCGAATCAAAAGATACAGCAACTAATTTCAAAGATACAGCAGATGCGATAGGCAAAGCGAAAGGGGTCATACCAAGCCAGCTTATGAAAGAAATGGCAAAAAATACAGGCGTTATGGCGACCTTTGCCAAAGGTGGAGTTGAATCTTTTGCAAAAGCAGCTGCCGAAGCTAAAAGAATGGGAATCGAAGTGAGCAGCATAGCCAGCGCGGCCGAACAACTTCTTGACTTCGAAAATAGTATAACACAGCAGATGGAAGCTTCTGTTCTTATCGGGAAGGAGCTAAACTTTGACAGAATGAGAGAGGCATCTTTGGCAGGGGATCTGAACGGTGTTATGGAAGAGCAGGCTAGAATAATGAGAGAGGTTGGATCTCTCGACGGTATGAATGTATTACAAAAGAAGGCGTTGGCAAGTGCAATGGGATTGACCACAGAGGAGTTGGACAAGATGAATGAAGCAGCTAAGTTCAACAACCAATACTTCGGAGAAAACTCAAGCCTGCTTGATAACGTAATAGGTAAGACGTTGAAGTATGGTGGTGCTTTAATGGGAGTTGTGCAGGAGTATGGGATGTTAGCATTAACGCTTGTACAAGGCATCACTCAAATTGCTACATATACAGCTTTAAAAAACCTAAGCACTGCATCGACTATTCAAGACACCGCAGCCGAAGTGTCAAATGGAGCAGCAAAGAGACTTAACGCAACCCAGATGCAAGTATATAACGCTATGAGAGCACAAGGCATAGCAGCATCTACAGCTTATACAGTTGCTAAGAATGTAGAAACTGGTAGCGAAACTCTGAATACAGCAGGTAAGCAAAGGGGCATAGTAGCGAC